CCGAAATACTGCTTGGCGTTCGAGATACTTCCGGCTTGGGTCACTGGGGCAAACGGGTTGGACACCTCGTAAAGCCCCAAGTCGCCGGCGGTGGAAGTACCGAGCGCCGCGCAGGTCAGTTCGCACGAGACGATGACCGCATTGGCGGGAATACGAAAGAATCCGTAAAACCCGCCCGTGGTCTTGCCGGTCGTCGCGGTACAGAGACCGCGCCGCATGAAGTTGCGGCCACCAGTACGCGCGTCATTCAATTTCGGCGGTGCCGCGGTGATATTGGTTATGATCGAACTTGCTACGGTTTCAGCAGCCATCTTCGTTCCTCCCGTCCCTACCAGCGTAGGGCAGACGGTTGTTAGGCGGTCGTTACTTTACAGGCACGTCTTTCGCCGGAGGCAAAGCCGCGCGCTTCTTGTACTCGTCGTCACTCTCCCCGACCATCTGCGCCGGAGGCGCAGGCGGCGGAAGCGGAGCGTCTGGCCGATCCACGACTTTCTGCGGGCCAGACGAATGATTCATCCGCTTCAGGGCCGGATCGAAGCTGCGGTCGACCGGCGGCAACTTCTTATCCGCCTCGATCTTCTTCAGCCGCGCGTCATAGTCCGCATCCGATTCGTTCGGCAGCCGTGGCGGCTTGTCGTGGGCCATAGCGATCCGGCGCTCGTAATCAGCGTCGGACTCGCCAACCATCTGCATAGGTTTCCCTTCCATAGTCGTCATCCTTGTATAACTATGTTATGCTATCGCCCGTTATTTCAAACAATTGATTTGCATAACTTTCTTCTCTTGGAGTCGGCACGCGCCGAAGCCCGCCCAGATACCGACTTGCCACGGAGCCATCTCCAGCCAGTCGGCCTGTACGATCTTGGTCGTGATGCCTTCCCACGTCCCGAAGTGCATCCCCGACGCCGCGTACACCGGAACCATCCGGTAGGCCGCGGTCGAATCGAGGTTCAGCAGCTCGCTGTGGATGAAGTTCATCCCAAGGAAGCGGGTGATCTTGCCTTCCTCGAGCACGGGCGCATCGGGCTGGTTGAAGTCGCGGTTGATGACCTGCGCTTCCGCCAGAAGGTTGTCGAGCTGGGTCGCGGCGGCTACCACATGGAGCGTGTCCGCTTCCAGATCGACTTCGTTCGAGAGCAGGAGCCGACGAGCCTCGCGGAGCTTCGCGACGGTAAGTCCGGTATCGGCTGAGGCGCCGAAGTTGGACGCCACGATATTGCCCGATGGAAAGGCGGTGGTATCGGCGCCAAGCTGGCCCGTCTTGGAAGTCTCGAAAAACGCGCGGATGCACTCGGCGTCGTGCTGACGGTTCATGCCGGCCATCAACGATTCGACGTAGGTCGAGCGCGGATCGGCCTGAGTCTGGAGTTCATCGAACTTGTCGAAAAGGACGTATTCGTTGAACAGGTTGGGGACGACCCACCGATCATCGTGAAACACGTCGGCGTAACTGACCGGCTGTCCACGCTGGGTGCGTCGCGTCGGAGTCAGCAAGCCGATTTGCTTTACGGCCTGGGCCTGCTGCGATCCGGTGTGGACGCCCTGACGGAAGGTGTTGACGATGCGCGCGGTGCGCTGTTGGGCTAGGAGTTCAAAGATTTGAGTGAACTTGTATTCATACAAGGCCACTACGCTGGTATCGGCGGTTGCCATTTGGGAGCCTCCAGAAAGTTAAGTCGGTCACTTTCGCGAAGGCATCCCCGGCGAACCGGAACCATTCACTCGCTCAGGGCGGCTGAGTTACCCGGACGGTCTTTCCCGTCGTGTCAGCGGAACGCCGTTAAGCGCATCCCCGCTGATGCTCTATTCAACAACAGGCCGGATATTCGTCCTGCTGTATTTCTTCGTCCTCTAATGCAAAGCCGTAGTCGTGCGCTTTCATAGCCGCCGCCGCAACAATATCCTGCTCCGTCGCGTTGGAAATCATCTGCGTTGCGATATAGCGACCCATGTGGAGTTTATAGGCCCATCGGCCATCTCCACCGTCGATGATCTCTAATTGTGCGATGGGTCTATTCATCCGTTCGCTCGAGTAACCGAGAACGATGGAGTCGGAGGCGGCGCGGCAGAGCCGTGCTTGTCCTCCCAATCTGGCACACAGAGCCAATCTCCGTTGGTGGTGCCGCGCATTCCACGACGCTCGAACATATCGCCGCACATAGCGCATTTCTCTTTCTTATCGAGGTCTTTCTTGCTGTTGATAGCCATTAGCGTCCTTGCGACCCGATCTGAATCAGGCGATCCCATTCCTGCCGTTCGGGGCCGCCTGGATTGTTAAGAGCCTTCGACGACCAATCGCGGTCCTGCCGCTTGAGGGCAAGTTGCTCGCGAGCTGCCGCAGGCGTCATCCCGAAGCTGCTATTGCTGCGCTGACCGCCATCGACGAATGAACTCTCGCCCACTTTCTCTCCTATGTTGGAGAATAGCCGCAAAAAGGTTGCAGTGCCAACAGCATCCTCAATCTTGCCGAGAATCTCCTCGGCCTTGCCGCGGTCGCCGCCTACGCTCGGCATTACGAATTGGCTCACCGCGCGACGCGCCATCTCCTCGCGCTGCGTAAAGGTTTCTCCCGGCCATTCGCGCCTGAGCGACGCCAAGTCGATCTGTTCCTGCTGGGCCTGGGCGCGCTCCTGCGCCTCGACCGCCCCCTTCATAAAAGCGGTGTAGCCCTCGGCAATAGTCGTGGCCTGGGACTGACTGACACCGGCCTTATGAAGCACCGGCGCCATCGCGCCCGCAAACTCCTCGCCGCCCTCCACAACGGGGAGCTTATAATCTGCTGGCGCGGCGGGTCGCCCGAGACGACCGTAAAGCGCGTCGAGTTCTTCCGGCTTGGCCGATGCGAGGTCTTTGGGGACGCGAACGATTTCATCCTTCGGCACTCCCACGAACCGCTCGGTATCGCGACCGTACTTCAGCGCGTCGAGTGGCGACTTGAAGCCCTTGAGTTCGGCGAATCCCTTCAGTTCGGGCTCGGCGCTATCGTACCATTGAGCAGAGGCAGGGGCCGCCGACGCGGAGGGGGTGTTCGTTACCGGCGGTTGTCCCTGTCCCTGAACTGGTTCGGCTACGGCGCCATTAGGTGCTACTGCCATTTTCTACCTCATTGATTTCATCCAGTCGCCGTCGGCTAATAGCCGATCCGACACAATTACACTCAGCCCCCGGCAATACGCATAGCGCCAACGCCAGTCCTTCTCTCGGGGTGAATGAATATTTCTTCATTATCTCAAGAAGAATGATATTAGCTTCTCGCCGATCCATTAGTGCTCCAATCCTTCCTGCATCCGCAGGCCACTCTCGTTGAGGAAAAAGCGATCCGCCTCGGCAAGTTCGGATTCCTGTATCGTCAGGTAGCGGTTCCACTCAAGCCAGACTTCGTGGCGCCCCTGCGCGATCGCACTCGCCAACGCATCGACCTTGCCGTCAGGCGCGTAGCGCACGGTGGTCTCGCCCGCGCTGCAAAAGTGACTCATCGCCGCCATCACAATCTTGGCTTCGCTCTTGAGCGTGCGGTCGTTATTCAGCATGAGTCGCGCGAAGGCGTCGGCAAAGACCCTGCGCTTGGCGGCTAATGCGCGGCGTTGCCACGGCGCAGTCATTTCAATACTCGCCTCAGTTCGCCATCGAACCACTCGTTCAGGCGGCACATTATAAATTCGCTGAAGAAATGGCCGAACATCATTTCTTTCTCCGCTTATCGCGCATCATCTTCGTGTACTTCGCGATGATGCCCTTGTCGTCGGCGTCGCCGTCGAGGTGCTTCATGCGGTTGGCGAGGCTGCCGCGATTGTCGGCGTCGGGCTCTTTCTTCTTACTTGTGTCCACGGTTATACACCGAGCTTTCCCCCATCTTGCTCGCGAACTTCTTGCTCGAATTGGCCTTCGCGTAGAAGATGTTCTTCCCGCGTTTGCCGTATTCGGACACGAAACGAGCCATCACAGTCCTACCTGTACTAGTTTGCGGCATCAGATTTTCCCGTAGTTCATCCCCCAGAAGATGATCGCTGCGTACACCGCGAACCCGAAGCCTACCGCGATAATTGCGTCCATTAGTATACCCCCGCAAGAAAGTCCTCTTGGAATCGTCGCGCGAAATTCGTCCCCCAACGAGCGTCTAGACCTTTCCAATAGGCCCACTGCCACCACGCGTCCATCAGTTCCCCCTCACGACACTGATATAGGCAGTTGAGGCTTGTGCGCCCACCAGCCGCGCTTCGCGTTCATCGAAGCCCCGCAAGATAATCACCCACCAACTATCCAGACGCCGCTCCACTTTTTCAATCCCAAAATCGAACATCAGTTCCCCTGTGCGCGCGGACTACGCGGCCCAATCGAGAATCCCAAATCCTGCGGGCGGTGGGCCTGTGCGATACCGCGCTGATTCCGCTTCCAGCCATTGAAGCACGCCGCGAACTGCTTGACCGATTCGAGCGGCACGCCCATCGTTGCCTGCATGGCAATTACCGTGTCGATAACCACCGCGCTCTCGCAATCGTCGCAGAGCACGAAGTCCCGACTATGTAAGTCGGCCAAATACGCCGTGGTCTTGACTTGATGCGTGCAGCCTTTGATAGCGCACGCCATTTCGATTATTACACTCATTTTATTGCCCCTGAGCCGGTGCGCTGGTCGCCATCTGCCGCGCCTGCGCGATATCCTTGACCGCCCCCGCCGCCTGTGGCGCCGCCTGCACCAGCGCTGCCGCGTTCTGTTGCTGCGCCTTCTGGTCCTGCAAGCTCTGCACTTGCTCCGGACTCAGGAGCAGGTCCGCCCTTACTCCATTAATCTCGGCTATCTCGCGCCCCACCTTGGCCCAATCGAATGAATCCATGATCTCGGGATGGCCCGCCTCCGCGATCGGTACCACCTGCTCGACCGTCCGCTGAATCGCAATAACATCCTGCGCCCGCTGGAGACGGTTAAGGGGGGACTGATACTCCACCTTAATCAACCCGCCTGAACGAGCCAGTGAATCCGGCATAGGACCAAGACTATCGAGCATCCCAGCATGAAATAGAATGTCGATTTCCCGGTTGATGACATTACCTAAGAACTCCGATTGCTGACGGCCCATCGCAGGCGTCAGGAGAATCCCGCGCTCCTCCGCGATCTGGAGCACCTGGGTTGCCGTCATGTTCGGATTCTCCAGCAGCATCTCGAACACATTCCCATAGAAAGCCGTCTTGATGGCCTTCCGGCGGTACTCCATCTTCTCTTCAGTGATATCTACCTTCGCCCCGCTAACATATGGAATAGCCAGTGGCCGGCCATCATCAGATACCATGCCATAATTAAGAGCCCCAGGTCGTACACTGAAAGCATTGCCAGTTTCCGGCAGCAATACCGGAGGATCAGCCGCGCGTTGCGCATTGTTCAAATCCGTCCGGCTCATCTCATTCAACATCTTAATGTCAGCCAGTGATGTAAATGCGGGACTCCGCCCATAGACCTCGCGCGGCCCCACGATGAACCGGCTCGTCGCGTAGGGCATCGTCCGATAACCGCCCTCCTCGACGATCTGGAGCGGCTGATAACAGAGATAGCAGCTCTCCCACGCCATCCCTTTATAATCTTTCCGCCCGCTCTCGGGCTCCCGCCGCGGCTTCACCACATGCAACCACTCGTAAATCCGGTACTTCTGGCTCGGATTCTCGTAGCTCGCCTTCACCCCCGCTGGCACATTCTCAATTCCCCACTTGTCCACCGCCTGCGTCGCCGTGAAATCGAACTTCCGAAATACCGTATCTATGAGCCCAACATGGTTTTCTGCGAAATATAAGTCTTGAAGATTGATGGCCCGATAACGAAGGCTGGTCCCATAGGCATCATCCACGAACAAGCTTCCCGTTCCGAACCCGACGAGCCCAACCATATTTTCGTGGGCCTGCGAGGCAAAATTGGCGCTGGGGGAATATCGAGCGGCGAATAATATGTCATTCAGATTCTCCAGGTATTGCCGCGCCTCGCGGTCATCCTTCAGCGCCGGGTCCGTCGGCCCCAGATTGTGCCACTTCTGCGTCCGCGGAAACAGCATCGACTCGAACAACGCCGCGCAATTAT